CCAGCGTTGTTCCATCTATGTGGACAGGATTGTTGATGATCAGGACAATCATATGTATTTCATCTGCATCGGTGGTTGTTCTCACACCATTACACGAGATTGCCATGGTGTGAGCAACTGGCATATGTGGACAACCGGTGGCACGACAACCATCAATCTCTTCAATCTAGTCGAAGGTTGTACGCATGTGTCCATGAGGGCTGGTTCCTTTGTAGACCATCCCGCTGCCATCTACACGACGATACGAGATTGCCAGGGAACTTCTGCGATAAGCATCTCTGCTGGTGGCACCATTGAGAATACGATAGTCACAGAATACAAGACTGATGACAGTGGTTACTTCAAGCCAAGATTCACGTGTCAAGCTTGGGGAACTGACTATGACTTCTTGACATACAATGTAAGCAACTGCAAGGTAGTGGTCAATGGTGACACCGTGGAGACCAATGGCAATGGTGCAGCTATCAACATCGTAGGTACTAATGGCAGTGGTGGAACTGCGACTGCGTGGTATGCCAGGGCAATATCAATAGATGGCGTTTTGGCAAACAAGCCTGTATATCTCACCATCACTCCTGGTACGTCAGTGAAGCAGCTCGCCTTGTCCAACTGCCACAACATCATGCCTGCCTCTGCTGAGAACTCTGCTGACGTCGTAAATCTTGAAATGTCAAACTGTTCATTGAGTGGTATTCCAACGCTTGCCACATTCGGTCATATCTATAGCAACAGGGTCAAGACAATATTGCTTGGCCTTGGTGTGAACACGGTAATCAACAATCTTCAAATCTCTGATGTGCCTAGCGGTTATGCATATTGCTTCGTCGCCAATGCACGCGAGCGAAAGCTTATGATAAGCAATCTCAACAACACGACTACGCAGCCACTTGTCATCATGAGTACTCATAGTTTCCTCATGCTTCATGTTGTGAACTGCTCTGGTTATCTCAACTCAGGTGGAATCTTGGTAGATGAGAGCCTTGGTGCGGACTTCCCGCGCTTTAGGATAGTCGGGTCTGTGGCATACGTAATCGGCAACGTTTCGCATGACGATGCTGCATCGACTATAATTACAACCATACCGTCCTAACAGAGAGGAACGAAGATGATTTTTCCTGGAACTCCTGGCAGATTCAGCGATTATGATCATGCCATGAGATCGAACGTAGGCAAGGGTCCGAAGGGTGACAGCATCATCGCTGACGTCATCAATGATGATCCTTATGGTGTCTATAGGGTGCAATTCAAGAACTCAAGAACTGGCGAAGTCTATCTGACCACGCCTAACATGGACCCTGGCTCACGAATGTTCTTTTGCAGTCTGACCTTGCAATATCAGTCCAGCGAAGACGAAGACGTCTCATATACTGTACCACTGCACGCATTCTCCACGCAGCAGGTCGGGACCATTCGTGACGCCAGGGTTGGCGATATGGTATTCTATAAGCTGCGTAGAGAAGGAATGCTTGGTGCAAATGCGATTGGCATTGGTATCATCACGAATCTTTCTCTTGATGGCAACGTCACGTTCATGCAGCATAGTGTTCTCGACATCGAGAACATCGATGAGATCGATGCACAAGTTAGGCGGCTGCAAGAAGACGCAGACAACATCGAGACTGCATTGGGCGCTGTTCAATCAACGCTTGACGATCTTCCTAGCTATGATGAGTTCTTAAGTCTTTCTGAGAACGTAAGGCAGAATGAATCTGACATCACTACCAAGATACCATGGCCTACAACGCCATATTCCAAATACGGTGATGATGGGCAGGTCTTACGCACTAACGGGAACGGTTCTACCCAATGGCAAGCACCGTTGATTCCGACTGACCAACAAGCCGAAACATACATCAACGCTTGGCTGAACGACCATCCCGAAGCAACTACCACTGTGCAGGACGGTAGCATAACCACAGTAAAACTTGCGAACGGTTCTGTAACGTATGATAAACTTGCACAGGATGTAAGCGACTCTATATCGTATAGTAAAGACTTGGCAATTGCTATAGGTGAAAAAGAAGTATCAACTGCATGGGGTCAGGGCGGCATAAACGATGATGGTTCCCTGCAATCAACTACTTATAAAATTCGTAGTGGTTTCGTTGACTTGAGTGTTGGAGACGTTGTTGCTCTATCGGACTTGAAGTACAAGCTACAACTCTTTATATTCACCCAAGAAGGTACTTTTGTAGAAAAGACAAACGAAACACAGATGTATGTTGCAGATGCACCCATACATTGCAGAATTGTAATGCAGAGGGTAGTTTCAATATATTCTATCATGCCGTCAGAGGGTTCTAATATGGTTTACTTCCGCAATTATGCAGAGGACATAAATCATATTGCCGAAATTGACTCCGAAATTGGAAGCATGGAAGATGATATAGATTCTATTAGCGTTGAGACTAACGTAATTGCATCTATGGATTCTATTGAACCTGCATCATGCGTAGAACTTCCAAATTGTTTCTATTATGAAAACGGCCAATCTATTACTGAGGATGCAAGTTGGGATGCAAAGAAAGTTATAACTGACGGAAAGCGTGAGTTTATTATTTCTGTAGATACAACTACAGCGTCAGGCGGAATATACGTTTTGTCATTCTATGATTCAAACAATGTGCTACTCGGCCACTCGTATCCACTTAACACAACTGTTCCTATTATAAAAAACATGCCTATTCGTGTACCCGATAACACAGCATATTTCTTCATCAACTCATATATGACTAATCCAGTCGTTTATGTGAATTGCTCTGAATTGCTCAGAAAAACAATAGCAAAGAAAATAATCCAGAAAAGTGACACGATACAGGGCAAAATCTACAATCCTGAATCTAATCAATTCGTGAATAGCACTATTTACACGACGGATATATACGAAATAGAAAGCGACACAAAATACTATATCAGTAACGTATTGCGTGCTGCCACAGGATTCTATAGCGTTCTGTATTTCACTTCAAAAACCACATTTAATGCTGATACTTACATTTCGGCAGAGTATCCCGTTTTGAAGAATCTAAAGATACATCCAAACGTGCAATGTCCCTTGACGATTCCAGCAAATGCTGTGTGCTTCCAGCTTGTCTATTACAATGCGGAAACGAGTTATACTGGTATTGTTTTTACAGACATTTCAGAATCAGACGATTTTCAAATTTCACGACTGAAAGGTAAAAAAGTTACAGTAATTGGGGACAGCATCACTGAATACAATTTCAGAGCTGCAACTAATTGGACTATGTGGCTAGAGCAATGGACAGGATGTAAGATACAGAATCTTGGTATTTCTGGCACAGGATTTATGCGTAATAACCCATACGTAAACCGAATCGCTAACGTCAACAATGATTGTAATATTATAGGCGTTGCGGCCAGCCTTAATGACCTGTCGGGAAATAGCGTAATAGGTACGCCAACTGATACGCAACAAGACAACACCGTATTGGGATATGCAAATACGTTTTTTACAAGTCTGCAATCGTCCTATCCAGCAACGCCAATAATATGCTACATGGAAAACCCTTGGGAAGCGTACCATAATGGGGTGCAAAGGTCTGACGATTATGTAGATGGAATTTCTCAAGTCTGCAAAAATCATGGTATACCGTTTTATGATGGTCTTTATACAAACGGAAGCGTGTTGAGGCCATGGGTATATCAGAATAGGCGAGTATACTTCACGTCTGACAACCCTCAATATCCTGACCAAATAGGTACTGTTGATAACGTTCATCCCAACTCAAAGGGTATGAACATTATCGCAGCGTATTTGCAGGATAAATTTGAACAAAATGTCGTTTTTGATGATTAAGTAACAAGACGGCTTACAGTATTCACCAGCTCATTCCCACACGGGATGGGCTTTTTCGCAAGGAGTAGACAGCTAGCCGCTCACCTTGTAAGACCGCGCAGGGTGTGCGGCTTTTCGTCACGCGGTCAGATTTGGAGGGCTTAAATGCCGACGTACTTGGATGTCGTGGTACAATAATATTCAAATCTGATGAAGTGGAGGTGATGTAATGGAATCAACGATTACCCCAGCGTTCTTCGCAATGGGCATAGTTAACCTCCTGGCATTCCCGCTCCTGCTATGGTATATCAAGCGGCATCTTGAGAGGTTCGACGGCAAACGTGAACAAGCACGCCTCGAACAGGCGAAGGCTGAGCGTGAAGCCATGGAGCGACGTGAGGCAGAGAGAGTCATCATCCTCGCCATGTCACGCACGATGTTGCTGAACAACTACGAGAAGTGCATGGACAAAGGCTACTACACGCTTGAGGAGCGTGAGGTCTACCATAAGCTGTACGAGGCGTACAAATCGGATGGCGGCAATTCCATCATAGACGAGATAGCACCGCGCATCCGCGCACTGCCTATGGAGCCACCAAAAGATTAGGAGGAAGACATGGACAAACAGTTCTGGAAGGCCACAGGCTATCGAGCGATTCGCACAGTATGCCAGACGGCAGTTGCGCTCATAGGCATGAACGCGGTGGGTGTGACCGACGTAAACTGGGTAGGCGTCGCATCGGGTGCTGCGCTTGCTGGCATCGTGTCTGTGCTCACAAGCGTTGCGACCGGACTACCAGAAGTCGATAAGGAGTCATGATGAACTACAGCCCACTGACTAACAGCATGGTTCTAACGAACAACCATGGTAGCCGAAATGGTTGGGAGATAGACACCATCACACCACATTACATGTGTTGGTATTGCACTGGAGAGACATGCGCAGAAAGCTTCGTACCTGCATCAAGACGGGCTAGCGCTACCTATTGCATTGGCAAGTATGGGGACATCGTGCTCAACGTGCCGGAAGAGTACAAGCCATGGACTACTGGTAGCACGCTCAATGACAAGCGTGCAATCACCATCGAGTGCGCAAACTACATGGAGACGGCAAGTGGTCACGTATATGGCCAGCTTCCAGATGCAACATGGGATTCCTTGGTGAAGCTGTGCGCAGACATCTGCCAACGCTATGGGAAGACCAGGCTTTGTTATGTCGGTGACAATGATTACAACGCTGTCGAGCCAAACGGAATGCTGCTCACCAAGCACAAATGGTTCCAGTCAACTGACTGCCCAGGTCCCTGGCTAGACCAGCAGTTCGACCGGCTGGCAGCAGAGGTCAATGCACTACTTGATGGTAGCCCTGTAATCATTCCTACAGAGGAGGATGAAATGATCTGTGTATTCAGGCCCAACGACGACGAGTCCCTGCCCATGTGCTTCTATGACGGGAGCAAGGTTCATCCCATCGCAGACCCAGACGAGCTTGAATCGGTCAAGATGGTCTATCGAGAGACACACGACGGCAAGGACATTCCCGTCTTCTCACTTGGAGCGAAGACCGCACCCTATGCCACGCGGTTCATCAATCTGATCCAGCGAGACTGGTAAAAAATTCCTAAGGCCCTACCTTTACGGTGGGGCCTTTTGTTGTATGATGGCGTCGTCAAAAAGGAGGCAATGATGCCAGTACCATATTATTATGGCTATCAAGCTCAGACACCCGTGACACCAAGCTATCCAGTGATACCGTCTTCTGTTGGCGGTCTGCCTTCTTTCTCGCCACAGCAGTCGGTAGGCATGGATGGCACTGTCAAGGTGAACAGCAAGGAGTCTGCTCATCAATACTGCCAGAGAATGGGGCCAAACAGCACTAGCCCAGCTATGTTCGACACCACGCATGTCGGCATAATGTACATTGGCACGACAGACGGGGCCGGTGTTCCGACCGTAGAGACGTTCGACTACTCTCCACACGTGGACGAGCCTGCTCAGCCAGCCTTTGATTCCTCGCAATACGTCAGCCGCACGGAGCTGGAGGACATAGTGAGGCAGCTCAGAGAGGAGATAAGCAATGGGATTCATGGACCGATTCAAGCAGCAACCATCCCAACAGATGGACCTGTTGCAGCGAGCTAAGCAGATAGTAGGCAATGACCCGCATGCCGCGCTTGCCAAGATGCAAGACAATGGTGCTACGGTCAACCTTCCCAATGGAAAGACATACTCCGTGAAGCAACTCGTGTCCATGGCGGAAGGCAAGACTGCTGCACAATTCCTCACGGAGCTTATGAACTAACCTATCAGACCGAAGGGCCCACGGTCAGAAATAGGAACTATCGTACTTTGAAAACTGAAGAAAGGAATGGAAGATGAACGACGAACTCGTTGGTCAAATCTTGGGAGCGCTTGTCAACCGCAACGATGGCAACGGTCTCGGTGGTAGTGATGGTGCGCTCTGGCTCATCATCATCCTCGTGCTCTTTGGAGGCTGGGGTGGTCGTGGCTTCAGTGGATACGGTGGAGGCAATGGCACCGGTGCTGCCGGTGGCGATGCACTCTATCCTTGGATCAACCAGTCCGAGCAGATCAGTGGTGGCTTCCGTGACCAGATGATCAACGGCGGCATCACTGGCATCCAGCAGTCCGTCACTGGTGGCTTCGCAGACGTACTCCAGGCCCTCTGTGCCGGCTTCGGTGGCGTCAACATGAACATCGTCAATGGCTTCGCACAGGCAGAGATCGCTGCTAACGGCCGTCAGATGGCCAACATGCAGCAGCAGTTCGCCATGCAGACCGCAACCCAGCAAGGCTTCAATGCTCTCCAGGCACAGCAGGCAGAGTGTTGCTGTGAGAATCGCCTCGCCACTGCGAACCAGACTGCTGCCCTCCTCGCAGAGCATTGCGCAGATCGCAACGCACTGAACGAGGTGGCCAATACCATTGTCGCAAATCAGAACAATGGTATTCAGCGCATCATCGATCAGCTTTGCCAGGACAAGATCGACGAGAAGAATGACCAGATCGCCATGCTTCGTCAGCAAGTCCAGATGCAGAACCTCGCAGCGTCGCAGGCAGCGCAGACTGCACAGATCCTTGCAGACAACTTCGCGCAGACCAACGCACTTGAGCAGTACCTTGCTCCCGTGCCTCGTCCTGCCTACGTCGTGCAGAACCCCAATTGCTGCCAACAGGGCTTTGGCTGTGGTTGCAGCGGGATGTAGGAGATAGCCATGGCAGAGTATATCCAATCGCCTGATACTGCACAGAACGTGCCATATGGGCAGAACTTGCTGTTTATCGATTCCATTCCTTGCACTCGCGGATATGTGCTGCATCGGAATGGCTCTGGTAATCTTACTCTTCGTGGCATCGTCAACGGTTGTGGCAGCTTCGCACGCTATCGAGTGACGTTCGTCGGCAACATTGCCATACCTACCGGTGGTACGGTCGCAGCCATTGCAATGTCGCTTTCCCTCAATGGAGAGTCCTTGCCGAACTCTCGCGCCATCGTCACGCCGGCAGCCGTGGAGCAGTATCAGAACATCACCTGCACGGCAGACATCACTGTTCCCAAGGGATGCTGCTTCACCGTCGGAGTCAAGAACGTCAATGCAGGCGTGGCTGGCGAAATCGTTGACGAGCAAACCATCAGCGTCGCAGACGGCAACCTGGTCGTCGAACGCATAGCTTAGGAGAGAGACATGATCGAAGATATCAAGATGCTAAAGGCCAAGGTACTGGCCTACACCGACCAGGAGGTCGGCAAGTATGGCAGCTCCCGCATGGACGTGAAGCAGGTCGGGGAGCTTGCAGACATCATCAAGGACTTGGCAGAGGCAGAGTACTATTGCTCTGTCGCAGAGGCCATGAAGTCTGGCAACGAGTCGGCAGGATACACCCAGATGGGCAACGAGCGCATGGGCTATGGTGGTCAGAGTGGCAGCCGTATGGGCTATGGCAGCTCCATGGGCCACACTGATCCGACTCAGGACATCCGCGAGATGCTTACCAATGCAGACCCGGAGACTCGTGCGAAGATTCGCAACATGGTCATGGGGATGTAGGTGAGACCTCTCGTAATACGAGGGCATGCATGGAGGGTCGTCAGGGTCAGTCCTGATGACCCTCTTCTCATAGACAGGACAGGCATGCCAAAGCTCGCTACCACAGATCCTACGACCAAGACAATCAGGATATCCAATGCCATAATGCCTCCCTTGTTCGACAAGGTGTATCTACATGAGGCATCCCATGCGGCGATGGAGGAGGCTGGGGTAAACGACCTTCTGGCAGGCGATGTCCTCACTGAGGAACTGCTTGCCTGGTTCCTGGAGAATCATGGCATAGAGGTCGTCCATGCAGTCAGCACTTCGCTAGGAAGGCCGGTCTGCGTCTCTGGCCTATGTGCTAACATAGGAACAAGCCGGCAATAAAGGAGGACCAATGACAAAAAAGAAGAAAGGCGGATTCCAAGAGGCCGTCAAGAACGTGATGAAGGGCGGCAAGTATGACAAGGAGTCCGCTGGTGCGATCGTAGCAGAGGCATCACGCAATGCATCTCCCGCTGCAAAGCGTCGCAATCCAAATCTTCGCAAGGTCAAATAGTGTTATAATGTCTTCAGTCAAAAGAGCTTGTTTGTCAAGCCCTCAAAAGACCCATGAACCTGTTCGTGGGTCTTTTGTTTTAGATGAAGTGATGCTATACTAGGTCTTGCCTCCAGGCATACACGACTCCGGGAAAAGTCCCTGTGGAATACAGCTTTCCACAGGGACTTTTCCTATATGCCATAGATGTCACTTGGCCTCTTGTTCCTGAGCTTGGAGAACTTGCTAGGACGCATGCCTGGAGGATAGGACTCCCACTCGTTCTCTACGTCGTCTATGTCCCAGCCACCATAATGACTAGGCATCTTCATGCGAAGCCTTGACGAAGACTCCTCGATATACGGAACCTGCGCCAGAAAGTCGGCAGCATAGCGAAACGCATCCATCAGATGGGAATACCTGTCATGCTTTGGTTGCGCTGACCAGTCATCGGTAGACGATAGTTGCCTATACTCCCAGTTCTCGAAGCATTCCATCAGCCAATCACAACGCCTGGAGTCGATAATAACATTCCCTAAGAGAGTTCGGCCCCGATTGATTCCATCCTGTACATATGTCCTGTCCAGCTTGTGCCATTGAATATTGGGAAAAGCCCGTCTGCATTCCTCCAAAGGTGAGGTCGAAGAACCCGAACGATCCGAATCCCATGGCAGGCATGCTGCGCGTATCAGATGAAAGTACTCCCTCTGTGCCAATTCCTGCACACATTCGACCACAGCCTTCCTGTTGTCTTCGTACCAGTCCAAGATGAACATACGACCATTGTAGTACTGGAAGATGACAGCGCTCGTCCAGTCGGTTATCTTGTCCTTCGAGGATATGTCCCATGCCATGTACACGGGCTTCGTGGTGTCGAAGTTGGTGGGGCAGAACCTTCCGTCCTCTCTCACCTTCTCTATGCCTGGGAACACAAGGCCGGCATTGACGGCAAGGAAGTCGCACATGTACTCCTGGCGGAACATGAGGTCATTTCCCATGGCACGGATGTATCTCTGTCGTATTTCCTCAAGCAGCTCGTCAGAGAATATCCTGTTCCCATTGGCGTCCAAGGCTTTGTTGGCGGGTATATAGTCAACATACGTCCTGCCATGCTTTCCTGGCCAAGCCTCTGGTTCTGTCTCTCCAGTCATTGCGATCAGCATGTCTGCCGCCGTGTTGTTCAGTCCTCGTGGTGTGAAGTTGAAGTTGACCATGAAGTCTAAGTTCATGGCCTTTTTGCTATCGAAGATTGGCATGAGATAGTCGAATGCATTGCGCCTGTATAGACTCAACTCAGATATGAAAAAGTATTCATACGAAGAACCGATCAACGTCTCGTTCTCTTTGAAACCGATGAACTGTATGAGCGAGTTTGCCTTGGCGTCAGAGCCATTGGTTATCTCTACAATCCTCTTCGTATCCTGCACGTCTATGAGTTCGTCTGGGTAATCACTCCAGAACTTTCTACCATCGACGTACTTGTTGAAGATGTTCCTGTTCACCCATAGGTGATTGATTCCCGTGTAGGCAGTCTGTGTGCCTGGATGTATGTATGCATTGTATAGTGAGAACTCAATGTCGTCTGTATCCTTACCTAACTGTCTGCCCCAAAGTTTAAAATAGTAGTCGTATTCACCTGACAACCTTCGTGCCCATGCATCTTTCTGATATGGACGAGGCTGGTAGTATCTAGGTATCTTTGTCATCATGGCTCCTAAAAAAAGCGGAAGGGACAAAAGTCCCTCCCGCATTCATTGCGAACGATGTGATCCTACTCGCTTTCTACGAAGTCCTCACACACGTCATATGCAGACTGGCCTTCTTTAATGACCTTGTGAGACTTGCAGTCCTTCTCGCATGACTCACAAAGACAGTCATAGCAATTCTCGTGAGGACCACAAAGCTCGTTGAAGTTGATGCCATTCGTATTGCAGAAGTCAACCAAGTTCTCACGAGCCTTAGCAATCTCTTCGTCTGCATGCAGGCAAAACCCGGTGATGTCCTCCGCGTTCGGTCCTACGTTCTGGCAGAGCTGTAGGATCATGAGTTCCTTCACCATGTCTGCAATGGATGCATCATGCTCAGAAAACTCCTTGTCATAGAAGGAATCACAAAGCAGATGCATTTCTTCAGGATCGAGGTCTCTTGCCTTTTCACACATGACTTCAGCGACGGATGCCATCTCAGTAGCGATCGCTTTGGCATAGCCGATCTCTTCCTCGATTTCACTCTCATGATTACCAAACACATCACGCACACAGCCAAGCGCAGACATGACTCCGTTGGCGGTACGGTACTTATCTGAAGTGATCTCAAGCTGGTCTATGAGATGTTGTTTCGCGTTCTCAGCCTTCTCATCTCGATCCCCATACATCTTCGAGATAGACTTTGCCATCTCCTCTGCGGTCTTCTGAGGATTGGTGTCTGTCAGTGATAGAAGATTGTCATTCTTCTCAGCCATTATTTCTTTCCTTTCATCTTGGCAAGCAGTTGATCCTGTTCCCACTCCATAGCCTCTGCCAGCGATTTGAACTGAGGCTTA